TTTTGGACGAGGAGATATTTGCGGGAAGTATTAGTAACCGCACTGGTCAGCTGGGCGGTGTTGGCCGTGGTGACGGAGCCGAACCGGGTGGTTAGTGCGCCGGAGGGCATGGCTCCGACCGTGACCGTGCCGGAGATGGCTGGAAGGCTAGAGACTCTTACTTCTCCATTGCTTGTAAGGTTTAATGCCTTTGTCGAATCATTATCGTAATCATACCCGCCAACTGGGAGCATTGGGTAAAATGATGCTCCACTCTCAGACAAGACAACATTGCTTAAATTCGCCGTGACCGTGCCGGAGATGGGAAGAGCGCCATCAACGGAGGGTGCTCCGTTAATTGTTACATTGGGAGCTGTATCATCCAGAAATGCAAAAAGGTTAGGGTATCCGCCTCCGATAATGTCTGATGGATTTCCCACATTCGCCGTCACCGTGCCGCTTATGGGCTGGCTGGCCGGGAAGTTGGAGATGGAGACAACACTTCCGCTAACTGCACCACGCACATCTGTGATGGCCTGTGAACCAAGGGATACAACCGTATGGGCTGGAATATGCGCCCCTCCTGTCAGAATGGTTGAAAGGGTGGTTGCTGTCTGGTTGCCGTCTAAAATTGGAAGAGCCATTTTCTTTAGTATCCTTGTTAAATTGTCCCCAAATAAAAGCTGTTTAGGTCTTCACTAAAGTCATAGTCCCGAAGCCCATCAGAGGCTTCATCTGGGGTGGCATAAACATTTATAGTTAACCCTCTAACCCATGCGTCCCTTTCTGACCTAATAGATGGGGTTTGGCTTACAATCCTAGCCATATAAATCCTTGTGTCTAAAACCCTATTCTGCATCTTTGAGACTAGAGAAGGGCTTTCCTCATAGAAGGATTCAAAGATTCTACAATAGGTATCATCAAACTGGTCTTGGCTGATTTTGGCCGCCGTATCAGAGTAGTTTACAGCCACATTCAAATCATATACCCCTGTGAAATTGCCAAGAAGCTGGCCGCTAATGCTGGCTTGTATGGTGATATAAGGCATAAGCCTTTTGCCTGTCCTATTTGCAGTATAGACATTAACCCCAGAAACATCGGCTAATAGCCTAGCAACAGAGTTCTCTACATTATATTGGATGCTCTGGGTCATTTCTTTGCTGTGGCCACAATGTCCAGGGTAACTGCCTTTTGCCACGATCTGTTTGTGGCATTTATGGTGGGTTCCTCCTGTATCACTTTGGCTTGATAAACCGTGATATTAGAAGCTCCTGTCATATAGGCTGCAAGGTTTGGGTTCCTATATAGCTCATTGACCAGGGATTGATATTTAGAATCAAATGCCTGTCTGCTGGTGTCGTCTGCCCTGGCAACATAGGTAAGGCTGGCAGATAGCCCAAAAACCCCCGTAAACACCCCTAGTTGCTCATTTGTGATGCTGGCCTGGGCAAGCACATAGGGCATTGTCCTGGCTGTGCCTCTTTCACTTGTAAACCTATTGAGTCCAGAAACACCAGAAACAGCGTTGAGAAGCCCATTCTCAACCTCCCTTTCAATAGAGGCCATGGCTTTAGGTGGTGATCTCTGCCATGTCTATGGTGTAGGAAAGACCATCTGTGGATTCAGTAAATCCAGCAATCATTCTTTCAACACCAGAGACAGAGCAAAGGCTACCAATCACAGGAGCAGAAACCATGGATGCACACACAACCAGGCTTTGGGTGATCCTAAAAACCTCTCCACCCACATCTAATTCAGAAGTGGTGGCAAGGTCTGTGACACTTGCAGAAACAGCATTTGAGCCAAGACCTGTGACAGATTGCCACAAGTCTGTTATCATGTAGTTCAAATCTGTGCCGAAATAGGAAGTAGGAATAGAGCCACCCACAGCCCTGGGATTGTGTCAATTATATAATCACAAGTCCATCAAACTGATGGATATTGTCTTGTATAAATTCACCTCTTTGGGCATAAAGCCTTGTTTGCTTCCCATGCCTAACTGCTGATGCCAATACTGCCGGGGTTGAGTTTATGCAGACAAACTCATTGGCATCTCTGATTGCCTTGGCCATGTCAGCAGTTGTTGGGGCTGTGTAGGTTCTCAACCCATCAATTCTAAATTCTGGTGGACACAGAACAACAAGGCTATCCTTGCCAAACTCCTTTGCACAATCCTGTATAATATCAATGGGGTTTCTTCTGTCTCCTTGACTTATGCCAAAAGGGGCAACTAGGTTATATTCATTTGGCAATCCACTTGCTGGCTCTTTACCAAGTCTATCTAATACAATGTTTGTTTTGTCTGCATCCTTGATTGAATGATGTGAATATACAAAGTCATGCCATGGCTTTTTTGATTTTCTGTATTCTTCATATCTGTTTGGCCAAATTTCTAGGTCAATCACAAGCCCCTGCCTGTGGCCAGCCTTCACATAGGAAACCATTTCAAAAACACCATGGTATTGGGCAAAGCAATCAAAGAACACATCATGCCCTTGGTCTGCCAGGTATTTACAGGCTGGAAGGCATCGAAGCACATCCCCAAGCCTTTGGCTGTATTTAATGGTTCTAGCTTGCATCATCCACAACACTTCTATCTTGAATATGTGAAAAGTATCTATTCAGCCTAACAGGGCCGTTGGTTTGTTGTAGCTCCTCCCATGCCTTCAAAAGGCCAGCATATCCATAGAAATCCTCTTTGAAGGCCACGGTTTGTGGGGTGCAGTAGGCATAGTGTTCAAAAATAAGCCCCATATCTTCAGTAACTCCCCTGGGGATTCTGATTGGCTGATGATTCAAAATGGGTGGCTCATGGCTGGTGAAGTGGATTCCCTGCCCCCATTTCCAAGCTCTATACCATTCATAGGGATAGCACCCAAGCCCCCTCCTGGTAACAACAACCTTTTTCCCAATGTGATAGTTGCAGAAGAATTGAGCCGCCACCCCAGGGGTTCTGTCTTTTAGCAATTCATATACTGCTGTCATTTGTTCTGGAGTCCAAAATTCATCAGCATCTTGCTCCATCACAACCCCACAATCAACCCCCTCCAATGCCTTGTTCACCATCTCAATCTTCCCATTGAATGGCTTGTTTTGATAATAGACATTAACCCTATCGTTGTTCAGATTTTTCAGGTATTCATGGGTTCCATCTATTGAAACAAAATTCTTATGCCATTTGTCTGGAACTTGCTTACACCACCTTGTGCAGTTTGTGGGATTGCTTACACCCTCTACAATCCTCCATTGCCATGGTATCTGAAGCTTGCTGAATATCTCCAGCTTCTTGGAAATATAAGGCTCCCCATTTAGAACAATGGTAAAGATGGTTAGCATACCTTTACCCAGCATTGGCCATAACGCCCAAACCCATGCAGAAGCTCATTCACAGCCTTTACCACCCCTGGGAATGTTGAGTTATAGTCATGCCCAGCCAGGATTCCACCACTCCTAATCTTGGGTAGCCAGTTTTGGATGTCTTGCCTTACTGCCTCATAAGAATGATCAGCATCTATAAAAACACCATCCAAAGAGCCATCTTCAAACAGCCTTGATGCCTCATTAGTAGTCATTCTGTGGGCTGTATAAAGCCCATTGAGGGGAGCCATATTTGAGATGAACTTTTCATAGAGACCATCTTTCATGCTGTCTGTATGTTCCTGTGAGCCTTGCCATGTGTCCACTATGTGAACTTGGATATCTTTGCTTTTGTTTTTTGCCTCGACAACTAGGAAGGCCGAGCTTCTCCCCTTCCAAGCCCCAAGCTCAACAATGGTTCCATTGTCCCTGCAATTTTGAACCATGGTCTTATAGACATGGGGGTCGGTGAGCCAGTTTTCCTCAAAGCATTCTTTTTGATAGATATGCTCGATCATTTCCTAAATATGGCACTTCCATTCCTCCAAGACTGCTCCTCCCATAAAAGATCATGCCCCGCTGTTTTAAGCCATTGGTAGTTGCCATAATTCTTTATGTCGTTGGTATCGTCTATGGCTATGATTCCGCCATCACGAACTTTTGGAAAGAACGCCATAAAATCGGCCTTTCCAGAAAAAGCCCCACCATCCAGTAAAAGAAAATCAATTTCCTCTTGTAGTGTAATTGGTTCATAATCGTAATATTCTGAAACCCGAAGATCGTCTGTTAGCCAACTCAAGACTTGAACAAGGCGATATTGATTGAGTTTGGTTGGAATAGTTTTGTAAAAATTTTCGACATCGTCAACCGTCATCCATTCTTTCGGGTTGCTTGATGGAAGATGAATCGCAACTCCATTTTCTCTTGCGTCTAGATTTTGCTGATGTCGGTCTATGCGGTCTGGGTGAATCTCAAAGCTAAATAATTCCCTTGTGCGAATACATTGAGTTGAGCCATCCCCTGTTCCTCCACCAATTTCAACACCAAAATCAAGCCCTCTGCTGTATTTGGCAATGGCCTGGCCGAAACAATCTTCTATGCTTATTTCTCTCATTTTTTACTTCCAAGAATTGGCTTTTCTTTTTTCATAGATGGCTTTTCCCTTTTCATAGAACTCTGGCTTGTTGTGGTTAGCAAACTGCTGGTCTGTTTCTTTTTTGGTGAACATTGGATTCTCATGCACAAACTTCAAATCCCTGGCCTCAATAACAACCCCGTCCTTGTAGGCTCTGTCTGTAAATTCATTGTCTGAATACAGCCCATCGGATTCTTGGTAGTCTGGGTGGAATAGCCATCCCCCTTGGGTTTTAAGCCTATTTTTGTTCAGGATGGCCATACAAAGGAGTTTATCTGTTCTGTAGCCATCTGATACTGCCAAGACGGCATCCCCTGTTTTAGAGCCAATTAAAGAGCAAATAGAGGCATCCCAATGCCTTGGCGGGCTCCAGTCGTCCGACATTTGAACAATAATGTCTGCCTTGGCTAGTTTTGCCCCCTGGTTCCAGGCATTGATAATGCCACCAGGATTGCACCTAATTGCCTGATGGGGGGTGTAGTCAATGGTATCATCATGGTCTACCATGAACAGCCACTCAATCTCTAGTGGCTTTTGAGCCAGGGAAAGCCATTGAAACCTTCTTTGCCAGGCAACCTGTGACCTTCCCCTGGTGGCATGAACCATGGTGATTCTGGGGGCTGGCTTCATCTTTTTCATTTTTTCAGCCTCATCCTTCTTGCCCACACAAACAGAGGCAGTTTCATACATATCCATGGCTTGCCAGTTGTATATGGCCTCCACCTGGTTCCAGTAGTGAGAGGATGGCCTTGGCAGGGACATAGCCGCCCTGGCAGAACCCCAGGCTTTAGCCCATTGCCCCCTGCCAGCATATTCAAGGGCTGTCCAGTAGTGGGCTTCCCTTCTGTCTGGCTGGAGGGTAATGGCTTGGCCAAGGTATTTTAGCCTCTCCTCTGGCTTGGCACATCTGCCCATATTACAAAGCACATCGTATCGAAGGGTGTCCTCCAGGTCAGAGAACATCAAGGCCATTGCACCAAACTCAAGGCACTTCTCCCAATTCATGGAAAGGAAGTATTCTTGCTGGGTGTAGTAAAGGCTATTGGCCGCAGGAACCAGGGTGTCTTTTAGGATGGCAAAGTTTCTGTCTGCTGAAGTCTTTTTATAGCCATGAGGCTTGTGAACCCTAACCACCTTATCAATACCAAACATCTTGTCTGGTTCATGGGCTACAAGCATTTCATGAACCCTGTTCCTCCAAGAACATTTGCCTTTCCTTGAGGCCATTTCTCGGAGGGGAATCAATCCAGCATTTTGAACATCGTACCGAAAAGCAATTAAATCTGCCCCTCTCTTGTTGGCCTCGTCAACGGCATCATCAACCAAAGCCTCTGCCCCTGGTTGCATCACATCATCAGCATCAACCCAAATAGCCCATTCATTCTTGCAAGCATTAAGGGCTGTGTTCCTAGCCCCAGCAAAGTCATCTATATGAGGCCAATCAGCTTTTTGATTTTTATAGTGAACAATTCTAGCCCCGTGAGCCAATGCAATTTCTTCTGTTTTGTCTGGCTCAAGGTTCCCCCTAGCAATGCAAACAACAAGCTCCTCTGCCATGGGCTTAAAGGATTCAAGGCATCTTTCAATGTAGGCTTCTTCATTGCCAGCTATTAGGTAAAGGCTGATAGGATTTCTCATTGAGGATTTCTTATTAAGGATTTCTATTTGCTATATGTCAATGCTTCCTGGGCATCTTGAGCCGCCCCCATATCTGAATAACTTGGAAGCTCATTTTGCTCTACTGGCTTTGAGCATCCAGAAAGAATGATTGCCAAGACAAGCCATTTCATTTTGTTGGTATAAAAAGTGAGGGCTGGAAGGTTTCCCCTCCAGCCCCCACCAGGAACACACAAGCAACTAATCTTTAGGCAAAGCTGGTGGTGATACGCACACCGGCATTCGCATCAATAACCTTCTCCGAGGTGTTCATACGAACACGGAGAACATTGCTACGACGGGCTTCATCACGATAGCTTTCAGAGACAAAGCCTCCGGGGGCATCAGCCGACCACACCAGGGTACGACCAACTCCACCAGCGGTGAATTGTCCACTCTGCACATTGGCAACCACAATCTGGCTATTGGGAACAATGAAGCCACCAGAGTAGCTCTTATTCTTGTTAGCAGAGTTGATGGCGGCACGGCCTACGAGAACACGCTCAACCGCGAGGGCGGCGGCAATCTCGGCCTCACTCAAGAGACGGCCCTTGGTGTCAGAAACAACACCGAAGAACTGGTTCTGGAGTTTGGTGGTGCGGCGGATACGCTCAAACACAGGGGCAGACATGATGACGGTGTTCGCCTCATAGCCAAGCTTGTTCAGCTCGGTGCGAGCGGCGGCCACATCACCAGCCACATCAATGTTGGCCAGGTTCGCATTGGTGTATGCAGAGATGGCAGACTGATCGGCGGTGGTGAAAGGCGTGTTGGTGGCAAACAGAATGTCACTCACACGCTTCTCATGTCCAAGCTTAATCTGCCGGAGCAAGAAGCGGGCAGACGATGCTTCGAGATCAAAAAACCTGTCAGCATCAGCGCGGAAATCGTCTCCGATTAGCTCTTCGAGGCCAAACTCGACCGTGTCGTAGGTATCAGTTCCAAAGGAACGGATAGCACGCGCGTAGTCAGAGCCAGAGGCACGAGGCTTGGAGTCATTGTTGAGTAGGTCAGCCTGTGCAAGCTGAACCTTGAGATATTGGCCGCTCTTGGCAGAGACAGGCAACAGAGGGAACACCTCTGCACCGATCAAGCCAGTATCAGCGTTGGGGGCTTCAATCAACGCTTGGTTGATGTCTGCCCGGATGGTGGTTCCACCAGAAATAAAGCTCATTGTTTTATTCTTTCTTTGTTAGGGGTTAGACCAGGGGAACAGCCACTTCGATCACAGCAGAAGTCGCGGTGGCGGCTTCCAAAGCAATCCCGGCAGTCACAAGGTTCGCGGCCAGGGTCGTCACCTGTCCAAGCGAATCAAACTTCAGCACATCACCAACGGCACAGGTGCCGGAGACGGTTGCGAAGAAAGTGTTGTGAAACAGCTTCACGGCCACATTGCCGCCAGCCGCCACATCTTCAATGGTTGAACCAATGGCCTTGGTCGCACCAGTCACAGCCACATCAACTCCGCCGGCAGTCACCGTGGAGGGCTGGACAAAGCGATAGGCCGAGATCGCGGACGAACTGGAGAACGTCCGGAATCCATTATCAATATTCGTGCTCATTCTATTTTATCCTTTTGTTAGATGTTCTTGATGCCACGGCCAAGAGCCTCGGCATACTCATTGGGGTTTGAAAGCATGACGGCCTTCATAGCCTTCAGCTTCGAAGTCTTGTATTCCGGGTGAGCAGACACAAGGGCTTCAAAGTTTTTAGGCTCCTCTTTCTTCTCAACAGGAGCCTCAACAGCAGGGGAGGCAGGGATGGGCTTGATGCCAAACTGGGTGAGAACTTTCTTCACCACTTCGGCCATCTCAACACCTTCATCCTCTTTTTCCTCATCCTCTTTTTCAATGACAATGGCGGGAGCAGATTCGGCTTTCACCTCTTCTTTTTTCTCCTCTTCCTTCACCATTTCTTCCTTGGGTTTCATCGCATCTTCCAATGCGGCGAGACGAACCTTAATTTCGTCCATGTCCTTTTTGTAGTCGTAACCTTCTTTGTTTTCCATTGTTTCTCCTTGTTTTGTCAAACCATCCCCTTCGACAACTGCTTCTGGCAGATCAATGGGAATGGCTTTCCCTCCGGCCACATAGCCGAACTTTTGCATAAACTTTACCATTTCCTCAAACAATCCATTGGTGGCGGCTGGGCTGGAAACCAGGTCAGCAGAGGCAATGCTTTGGGGGCGAATGTAGTCCTTACCTTCAATGGTTTCACTCTCATTCACAAAGGCAAGAGAGATACCAAACTGGTCTGGGGCTTCATCAGCCATTTCCTTGATGAGGCCATAGTGGGGGCTGTTCTTCAGGAGCTTCAAATCAGCTACCAGCTTATCCCCTTCAATCCTTGCATTCCTGGCAAACCCAACGACATCGTGCAGACCGGAGCCGTGGTTCATCTTTACCTTCACACC